CTGCTATGTAAAGACAATAAAGAAGAAGCCTTTCTTTCAGCATCGTATTGAGTATATAAGTTTTCATCTATCAGTTCTAAAGTCTTTTTACCTATTTTTTTAATACTTCGTAAATTTTTACGGGTCGCTTTAACATTTCGACCATATACTATTATTTCATTATATACATTAAATAGTCTTTTTCCTTTTTTAATCTGCTTGACAGAATAACTTGGGTCATCTTCATTAATAAATACTTTTGGTTTATTTAATGCTGAAGAGCCATCTCTTAATAAGAATTTTTTATCATAAATTAATCTTCTATCCTTTCTATCTAAAATAAAGTCTGCCGCAGCCAACAGACTAACTCCTTTATATTCTGGTGATATAAATAATGGATATTCTGTTACATCTTGTTTTTCAAACTCTAATCCCTCATCTTCAAACAAATCATTTAATAAATCATCGCTTTCAAAACAAATATTTACTCCGCAACCAATAGTAGCCATATCATAATTCCCTTTAACATTTTCAATAGTTTTAAGAGTAAAAGTTTCTCCTATTGAAGTTGCACCAACCATATTAGCCATATTACTGAATTTTAGTTCATGTATATTATAAGCACTGTTATGATTACATTCAATAGTAGTTTTTTGTTTGTTATCTCCATCAGCCATAAGTGCAGTAATCACATCATTATTAGATATTACACTACCAAAACATTCGGAAGGAGTCCTATAAACTAAATGAGTTCCACTTCCTTTATTACTTGGGTCAGCAATAACATACATAGAACCTACACCCTCACCATGTCCTGTATTTTGATAAGTCTTACTTCCATTACCTCTATCTTCATCAGTTTCTCTTGAGCCTTTAATATTTCTAAACTTATATGATTTAATTTCTTCATAACACTTATCTTCATAGCCCATTTTTGTATATGTAGGTGAGAAACAATAAGGTTTAATTATTTCTGGAGTAAAATCATAAAAAGTATTTTCAGCAACTCTCATAACTTTATATGCCCTGCCTACGGTTGAAGCATTGTCTATTACAATTTCATGAACAGTATTTGCTGATGTTCTTGTAATTGTATGTGAAATCACATAATGAATATAAGAAGGAACAGTTTCCCCTACTCCTTTTAAACTATCATAAGTATCATTAGTAGTATCTGAACTTGAAAACGCATCTTTCGCAGTATTATCTATTCCATATTCCTTTCCATGAAAACTAACTAAATAGCACCCTGTTAAATTAGGCGCATAGTTTAACCATGAATTAGATAATTGAACTCCTGTTCCTTCCAAAGCATCAACAACAAAATTAAATTTCTTAACATTAGATGAATCACCTGCGGCTTTTATTGTTTCAACAGAACTGTATTGATTAGTAGCCGAGCCGCTTGTTCCTGTTCCACCAGCATCTTGAAATAATAAATAAGGCTTAAATAGCATATATGCGCCATCTGCTTGAAATGGTTCACTTCCATCTGCTGAAACCTTTGCCTTTGCATTCTTATAATGAGCAAAACCTTGTTGCGGATTTCTTCTAAGCATAATTTTATGTTGATTATCGTCATCAACATCTGAATGATAATGAAAATTATTTAATAGAGGTGCATGTTCAGTAATTTGTGAAGAAGTCATTCCTGCACTAATTGATGCCTGTCCTCCATCTTCAATATCATATCTATCTAAAAATACTGCAAGAGTTTGATTAAATAAATCTCTATTTTGGAATTTTGCTACGGCTCTCAAAACTTCAGAAAAATGAGTATTTCCTTCTGTATGTATTAATGATTCGTCAGGTTTTGTGCTTTTTTCAAGTTTATAATAATCATTATCAGTGGAATAATTACCAACATTATCCACAAGTTTTTGAGTTAAAAATGATTTTTCCATACTAAGCGTTGCGCTATAAGTTTGTCCATCCACAGTTTTTCCAAAGAAATACCCTTTTTCATTGTAAATGTAATAAGGTATTCCATTCGTTATATTAGGAACATCTGAGATAACAAAATTGGCTGGCTCACTTTCATCGACTGTTTCTGCTAAATTCATAATTAATCTAGTCCCAGAACTATTATGTAAATTACTTCTTGTTCCGGTTGTTACTCTAAAGGTGGGAGGTAACGCAATATCAAAAGTTTCGGGCTTTGCAGAAGCAATATTATCAACTAAACTATATACAAATGTAGGCGAAGAATCATTTGGTCTTAAAAAAGTTTCATGGTAATCATCGCCATCATCCTCAGAATATCCATCATGGTTACTTCTTCTGCCAAAGTTATCATTTTGAAATACTGCGCCTTTTAGC